GTTTAAACATCTCAGCAGGTACTTTATCCTGAAGAGAAGCTAAAATACGTTGATAAACTTTTCTTAAAGCGTCATCCGCTCCTTCAATCTCCCTATAGTTCCCAAAGTAGAATTTATCCTGTCTTGGGTCCTTATGAGATTCATCAGCAGCAATAGCCCGTGCTTCTAAGTACAACGGAGGATTAAGAGTTTTATCTTTAATATAGAGAGTATCTCCTTCATTAATTGACTCATGATAGAGTCCAGTAACTTTAGCTAATGATACTGCATTCACTTCATAAGTTACGTTAGTTTTAACTCGTTTCTTTAAAGCTGCTTTAGTTAACGTTAAGAGCCGCTCAGGTGTCATCTGAGTGTTGTCTGTCTCTGGAGTATAGAATCCGAATCTGTGTTTCCCATTACGATTCCATCTCTGAAAGGCCTCTTCATCAACTATATAGGGAATCCCATTGTTAGCATCTGCTACGGTGATAACAGTATCTTTACCATTAGCATCTTGTACAGTTACATACCCGATAAGGGAAGTGATTACACCTTCAGAGTTTTCTGTACGTACAATACCATTTAGGTCTTTTCCTACAGTGATCTCCTTTCCAGTTACTCTTCCACGTTGCTCTAATAAGTCTACGTATCTTCCCACAATGTTTGGGCCTTTAACAACTACTCTATATTGAAACTCGTAGTGGTCAAATAAGTTTGAAATTAAGTGGTTAAACTTTAAAGGAGAAATAAACTCATCGACTCTCATTGAACGGTTACCGATTGCTTCAATGTTTCCTACCTCCCAGTCAGTACCATTTAAAGAGAATTGTAGGTACTGCTTAGGATTCCATGAGTCAAACTTCTGAGGAACAATATAAGACTCAGTATCTAATAAGGTCCACTCACCACTTGCATATACAGTTACAACCTTTGAAGCAGAATCCTTCTCTACTTCAGTTATGACGTATGGAGTTATGACGTTTGGACGCGTTTCTTTTAAGATTAGATTTTGTTGCTTAAGAAGGGGAACAAATGGAGAGTTCTCTATAAGTTTAAAATCTAAGATATCTACTGAGTTCTTAATCTCCCAGTGACGTTTATCATCAAAATACTCACTTGCTCGTATCGTTGCTATAATCTGTCTAGTTTTATAATCTACTATGTGTAAGTCGCCACTTTGTTTTCGCATTATCTGTATCGCTCCCTATATGTTATTTTTGCGGTTCCTATGGAGTTAGGGCGAATAATTATTTCATTGTCACCTCGCTTTACAATAGGAAAGTCACTAAATATTTCTTTAATATTGATAGCATTCTCACCATTCAAGGTAACAAGTGCTCTTTCCGTGTCCACTACGATCCTATCTCCTTGGTCACATATGTACGGAGTAGCATCTACTGGGACACTAAACTTCTTATATACTTTTAGGTCTTCAATAAACGTAGAATCCAAGGGGCTGTAATCCCCATATTTAAATATCCCTACTGCTACTTTCGTAACTATTGAGGTAGTGGCAGTGTTCGCATTGTTGACGTCCTTCCAAGTTTCAATAATAGTTTCTTCATCTTGGACGGTTCCTTTCTTGAATAGAGCAGAATAAGCTGTCCAAGTGTTTCCCTCACGAGTCAGCATCACATGGCCCCTAAAGTTTGTAAAAGATTCATCTGTTCTACCCGTATCATCTATTAAAACTCTCTCATCTGGGCCGTCATTTACGACTGTATAAGCTTTAGTGATAGAATGAGAGAAATACTCGTCTTTCATGCCTAGTTGAGCTACTATGCTATCATCTTTATCTAACAAGAAAAGCATAATAGTTCCCATTCGGTCATATCGAATAGAATCCAAAGAAAGTCTCATATCCACTTTGAAGTCTGTAGCACCTCCGGGAGGTAAATTCCTTTTAAGAATCGGGCCATGCCAAGATTCTCCTACTGAGGTTCCGTAAGAGCTAGGAAGGAAGCCATGGCCGCTCCCTGCTATTTGCATAGCCCCAGAGCCCTCAAATAGGGAACCTAAAGGGCCAGTATGCGGGGTCCATTGAGATATGTCGGTCATTTTATCCCAAATAACTCTATCCTCTTGAGCTACTAGCTTTGTCTTTGGCCCTGTAGGATACCCAAGTCTAAAATATTCATTACCGTTCCAGACATCTACAAAGGGGCTCTTATTTAGTACATCTATCTCAATAATAGGGTTAGATTCTACAGTTCCTTTGTTAGGAATGATAGCTTTTAAGTCCTGGTTAACTATAGAGAAGTCGGACATCTTAACTTCCCCTAGCTTATAAGGCATAGGACATACAAACTTAATATTACCTTTACCTCTAAAGAGCAGCTCATCCAGGTCTGCTTCTCCGTCAATCATAGCCATATATGTTCTCCCTGGCTCATCATCAAAGATAAGTTCTTTAGGTTCGTCTTGTATGAGCCAATTAGCAAGGTCTTCCTTCTTTTGCTGTAGGTCTGTCTGATTCTTTGCTTTAATGATGACAGGGACCTCAATAACTCGTATTTTTGTGTTTGTCTGTAGGTGATACCCTCCAGGATGTCCAGGCGCTGTTAATATGTCTCGCTCAATAGGAGCCCAGGCAGAACGATTAAAACCCATCATGATATATAAATAATCTCGTTTAGAGCCGTTAAATTTAAAACTCGACATATTATCAATCTCCTTTGTTTTATTTAAAAAGAGCCCTCCATAGAGAAGGGCTCTTAAATTTATTCTAGAAAGCTGGTACTACTTGAGGAGCGAATTGTGCTAGTCTGCTAGTTCTTCGCTTATTAGCATTGTCTACGTCTTCGGAGATGACCTCACCGACAACCTTCTTATCCATTACTAAGTAAGTAGGAGCCTTATCGGATTTCTTCTCTTGAGCTTCTGCTTTCTTAGTAGTACTATCAGTCTTGCTAGTCCCAGACATACGCTCATAAGCAGTAGGAGCCATCTGTACAGAGCCTTTAATGATTTCATCCATTTTAGGAATATTGAAGCTAGGAGTCATTCCCACGTCCATCCCTTGGAAGTTTTCATTCCCTACAATGTTCCCTAGTTGAATGTCATCCGATAAAGCTTCGAACCCATCAAGCACTGCAGAGCTCATAAGTTGCGCTGCTTTGACTGCTTCGGATGTTTGGTCCTTAATCCCTATCGCTACGCCATCAGTGATAAATCCACCGACTGCTTTCATTACACGGGAAGGAGAATGGATATCGAAGAAACCTGTTACAGCGTCTTTAACCTTGCCAGCCATCTTTTTCGCAGCATTGATAGCATCAGAAGCCATTCCAGTAATACCATCAGCAAGCCCTCTTACTATGTCCTTACCTGCACTCAATAACATAGAGCCAGCTTTTGAGAAACATTTTTTAATTCCTCCTATTACATTGTCCGTAATAGCGCTCCATAAGCTACTTAACACGGAATAGATACCTTTAATCAGAGACCAAAGTATCTGTACACCTGCAGCGAGTATCTGAGGAAGGTTAGTAATAATAGCCTTTGCTATCTCATAGATAATTCTTAAAGCTGCCACAGCTAACTGAGGCATAATTTGAATAATACCTTTGATAATTGCCATTAAGATTTTAATACCTGACTCAATTATCTTAGGGAGATTCTGCATGATTATATTTACAAGTTGAGTAATTATCTTAACGGCAGCATCTACAATCTTAGGAAGCATTTTTATGATTCCGTCAACGATAGCCATTAAGATTTTTACACCTGCATCTAATATTTTAGGAAGGTTAGTAATAATCATCTCAATAATTTTATTTACAAGCATGATAGCCGTGTCTACTAAATTAGGGAGAATCTTTACAATCCCATCAATAAGAGCCATTAAGATTTTAATACCTGCATCTATAATTTTAGGAAGTAATGTAATAAGTGCATTCAATAAAGTATCCATAATCTTTAGAGCTGCATCTATGAGCTTAGGAAGATTATTAACGATTCCATCAAGTACAGCCATTAAGATTTTAATACCTGCATCTAAGATAATAGGAAGCAATGTCCCTATAGTATTCACAAGTGTATTAATCATTGTTACGGCTACATTAATCAAAGTAGTTACTACAGTAGGGAGAACTTGAACAAGTCCCTCAATAACCTTTGTAAGTATCGCAACTCCTTGCTCAATGAACTTAGGGAGATACAATACTATCAAATTAACCATAGTATCTATTACTGTAGTAATTGTAGTTAGTAACATTGGAAACATTGAGTTTATCCCTTGCACTATCGTAGGCAGAAAACGAGCTGCAGTGATTAGAAGTCCTGGGAGACCTCCCACAAGCATAGCTATTAGAGATGGGATAATATTCATAAAGATTTGTCCTAGTTGTGAAGTATCTCCACCTAGAGCGAGCCTTATTGCTTCCACCATAGAGGTAACAGTAGTACGGATAGCCATTACTGCATTTCCCATAAGTAGAGCTGCATTCTGGAAGCCTACAGGCAAGTGAGTTATCCAGTCATTCATAACGTCTCCTACTGCAATGACACTCCATATATACTTCCCTAAGTTTGCTATAGTTTGTCCAAAGCTATTAAGAGCCACCATAGCAGGAGTTAGAGCAGTTGCTATTCCTTGTATAGGAGCAGGTAAGTTAGATATTACATCTGCAAAGCTATCTCCTGTTATGAGTACATAGCTAAGATACTTCCCTAGAGCAAATGTAGCTTGTCCAAAGTTATTGATAGCTATCATTGCAGGAGCTAATGCAGTTGCTATTCCCTGGATAGGAGCAGGCAAATTAGATATTACATCTTTGAAGCTGTCACCTGTAAGAAGTACATAGCCAAGATATTTCCCTAGCTCCATAGCTAATGCTCCAAACTGTTTCAAACCTGCAAGTGTAGCTACTAAGGCTTTTCCTCCAAGGTCCATCAAAGAGGCGGTCCATTGCTTAATGACTGCAATTACTCCTAAAACTCCATTTCTAAATGTTTCACTAGTTTTCCACAAGTGAGTAAACCCTACTACTAGTCCGGCTATTGCTGCAGCTAATATCCATGCAGGAGCAGACATCATAGAGAACCCTGTAATGATTGGCATAATGACAGGTTT